TCGTCAACTTGAACAAGATCATCCCGCCGGTCGGCCGCCCGGGCTCGGATGCGCGCTCCGCGATCGGCGATCTCTACGCCAAACGTTTACGCGTTGCTGATCACCGACACGCTCGGCGCACCGCTCGACAACGTTTTCGATCTGGTGCAACAAGCCGGCGCGACTTATGGCGCATTCGGCGCCGTGCGCGATCAAGTCGAGCTCGAGGCGCCGGCGACGCTCGGCGGCAATCTCGCGAAAAACCTGGCAATCGATTGGTGCCTGACCATGCAAGGCGTTTGCGTCGCCGGCATGACCTTCGAGTCCCGCGGCCAGGTCGAGCAAGTCATCGCAACACTTCAGCAACCGTTCTATGACGCCGAGGAGATCGCCGCGGACTCAATGGATCCGATGACGTTTCAGAATTTGATCGTGCTTCACGCGTCGATCACCAATCACCTGGTCAGGACGGCGTTGCCGCTGCCGCGATTGATCGGTTATCAGTTTGCCGATGTGCTGCCGTCGCTCGTCATCGCATATCGTTTGTATGGCGACGCCGGCCGCGCCGACGAAGTCCGCGCCGAGAATGAGATCGTCCACCCGGCATTTTGCCCAACGTTAGGACAAGCGCTCAGTGCCTAAGCCGGAAGAAGTCGCGATCATCATCGTCAACGGTCAGCAATTCACCGATTGGGAAACCGTGTACGTGACATTGCGCTATGCCGATGCCTGGTCGGATTTTCGCTTCACGGCCGCCGAGCGCGACCCGCTGCCGCCGGTTTGGACGAAACTGCAATTGAAGCCTGACGACAAGTGCGTGATCACGCTCGCCGGCCAAACCGTCGTCACCGGTTCGATCGAGATACGTCAGGTCGCCTACAACGCCGAGCAACACGCCATTCAATTGATCGGCAAGAGTCAAACCGTATGGGCCGCCAAGTCGAGCGTTTCGTCAAAGGATGGCAACTTCGACGGCATGACGTTCGAACAAGTGGCGCGCAAGGTGCTCGAGCCATATCAGGTCGGCGTCAAAGTCGTCGGCGAGCTCAACGCGCGGCCGTTCGAGAAATTGCAAAGCAACCCGGGCGAGAACGTTTGGGACTTCCTCGAGCGTATCGCGCGGCCGCGCGGCATCGTGCTCGGCTCCGATCCGTTCGGCAACATTCTCTTGATCGGCAAGCATGACAATCCGATTCAGGCCGAGCTCGTCGAGGGCACGAACATCAAGGCGTGCCAAGCAATCATCAGTTACACCGACCGATACGGCGCCTATGACGTGTCCGGTCAATATCCCGGCAGCGATCAACAGAACGGGCCCGACGCGAGTCAGCTTCATTGCTCCGTCGGCGGCGGCGCGAACCATCCAAGCATGATCGAGACGCCGGCCGAGCAACCGGTCAAATCTCAGGACGAAGTATGTGAGCGCGCAATGTTTGAAGCGCAATGGCGCGAGAGCACCGAGATCTCGGCGTTTATCACGGTCCAGGGCTGGCTGTATGACGGCGAAAATCTTTGGCAACCGGGCCAGCACATACACGTCCGCAGTCCGATGGCGATGCTCGATCTCGTGATGGCCGCGCAGTCCGTGACGTTCACGCAGGACGATAAGGGCGGCACCGAAACCACGCTCGAGCTCGTCATGCCGTGGCGGCTCAATGGCAGCAACAAAGTCGACATTCGCGATCCGAACGACCCGGATCAACAATGGCTCAAACCGCCGGCCGACGCGCCACCAGAAAACCCCGTGCCGAGGAATTGAGATCATGCATCGAACGACGCCGCTCGCTTCCGCTTTTTTGGGATACGTCGCCGGCGGCTGCCGCGCCACCGTCGACAAGGTCAACGACGGCGCGTTGATGCAAGAAATGGCCGGCGCCTTCATGAAGTACGAATCAAGAGGCGCGATCGAGTCGCCGCAGAATTACGGGTTTACGTCCGTCGTGTTCGCGGCCGAAAAAGATCTGGCCGGCAAAATCCTCGGATGCGCGGAAACGTTCATCAGTTTCATGGGGGGCAATCGAAGCTTTCCGGTCGCCGGCAACATGGACGATCGGCGCCATCGTTTGATCAATCTGCTCGAGGGCGACACCGCGATGTTTCGCGGCAAGGGTGATAAGCAGCAATTGCACATGACGCAGGACGGCGGTTTTTGGTCGGCGCCGCAAGACAAAACCGTCCGCATGCAATTGGTCCCGAGCGATAGCGAGACGAACAGCACAAAGCCGCAGCAACCGGCGGTCGCGCCGACGGCGAGCTCGTCGACGCGTGACTATCTCGTCGTCGCCACGGGCGCCGGCGGAAACTTTGGCAGCGGCGGCGTGAACAGCAACGGCCAAGCGCAACCGGTCCAAAAAGGTCAACAAGCGCTCTACAAAGACGGCCAGCAATCCTACCGCTTCATCGATCTGGTCAACGACAAAACGCGCGTATCTGGTCAGAACGTGCATGTCATGTTGCAGGACGGAAATACTTACGTGCACGTCGCCGACGACAACAAGGTCTATCTAGGCGGCTCGAAAGGATCCGGCACGTTCGCGCCAGTGATGACGTCGAGTGGCCCGTCAATGAATGTGCTCGCGCGAGTGAGTTGAAACATGGTCAGCATCGTCCCCGATATCCGCGACGTGCAAACCGGCGAGTATCCGCGGACCGGACTCACGATCGACTGGCGCGTGCTCGCCGATGGCACGCTCGACGATCGCCAAGCGCTCGCGACTGCGCTCGTCGTCGCGCTCGGCACGAACGCGCTCGCCTCAACCGACGATATCTTGCCGGATCCCGACTCGACGAATCGTATGGGATGGTGGGGAGATCTCGACGCGCAACCGATCTGGGGCGGCTGGCCGATCGGCTCGAAGTTGTGGCTGCTCTCGCGGGCAAAGATGACGCCGGCGACGGCGCTCGAGGGCTCGATCCTCGCACGTGTCGAAGATTACATCCGCGACGCGATTCAGCCGTTCGTTGATCTGCGGATCGCGTCGAGCTTTGACATTTGGGTCACGCGCGTCGACAAACAACGGATCGATGCTTTGATCCGAATCTATCGGGGCCCGTTGAAGGCCGTCGACTTGCTGTATCAAGTGCTGTGGGATGAGCTCGTGCAAGACCAAGAATGAGGCCGCGCGATGCCTTGGACGACTCCGACGCTCAGACAAGTCCGCACCAATGTTCGCGACGCGGTGCGCGCGGCGTTGCCCGGCTCAGACGCGAACGTCCCGAACAGCATCTTGCGTGTCATGTGCGACGTGATGGGCGCTCTATGTCATCTCACGTTGCAATACATCGATTGGCTCAGCAAACAATTGCTGCCCGATACGGCCGAGCACGAATGGCTGGATCGACACGGCCGCATATGGCTTGTGAACGCCGACGGCTCGCGCGGGCGCAAGCTGGCGACGCTTGCGAGCGGGACCTTGAGTTTCACGGGCACCAACGGCGCGGTCGTGCCGCTCGCGACCGAACTCACCGGATCCGGCGGCGTCGGTTACGAGACGACGGACGCGATCACGATCGGCACCGGCCCGACTGACGGCCCGGTCCGCGCGCTCGATCCCGGGACGCAAGGCAACCAAGAACCGGGCGCGACGATGGCCGTTAGCGGGCCGCCGCCCGGCGTCGATGGTAGCGCGACCGTCGTCGTGCTCGAGAACGGCACCGACGACGAGACGGATGACGAGCTCCGCGCGCGCATCTTGCTTCGCATACAGCAACCGCCGATGGGCGGAAGCCAATCGGACTACGTCGAATGGACGCTCGCCGTGCCCGGCGTGACGCGCGCCTGGGCGTCGCCGGAAATGGGAATCGGCGCAATGACGGTCCGCTTCCTCGAGGACGATCTAAGGGCCGATGACGACGGATGGCCGACGGCCGACGATATCTTGCGCGTGACCGACTATCTCGATTTGATGCGGCCGGTGACCGTCAAAGATCTGTACGTCGAGGCGCCGATCAAATATTGGATCGACGTGACGATCGCAAATCTGGTGCCCGACACTGACGAAGTGAAAGCGGAGATCGAGCAGGCCTTGCGCGATATGCTTCACGCCAAGGCGGCGCCGGGGCAAACGATCTTTGTGGCTTGGATCACCGCGGCCATCATGCAAGCCCCGCACATAACATCATTTCAGCTCGTGAGTCCCGCGGCCGACGTCGTCATGCCGAACGCCGGCAGCATGGCCGTGTTGCGGAACATCATCTATGCCTGATCACCACGTCCGGCGTCAGGGTAGCGACTATGCGCAAGCGTTTCTTGCGTTGCTCCCGACCGGGCCGGCGTGGCGGCGTCATGCTTGGAGCACGCTTGCGCAAACCGTCGCCGGGCTCGCCGACTATTGGGGTTTTGTTGATGGGCTCGCCGCCGATCTGCTCGAGATCGAGAGCGACCCGCGAACCACCGTCGAGCTCTTACCCGATTGGGAACGCAATTGGGGTTTGCCGGATCCTTGTTATGCCGAGCCGTTGACGATCTACGATCGCCAGATCGCGCTTGTTCAAAGGATGACGATTCTCGGCGGTCAAAGCCGCCAATTTTTCATCGATGCCGCGGCGCAGATCGGCTACACGATCAGCATCACCGAATATCGGCCTTTCACCGTGGGGATCGATCGGTGCGGCGACAATCGCGTCATCGGCGACGGCACATATCTTCGCGACGAGTTTGGTCACGCGATCGTCGATCCGCTCGGGCAACCGGTCGCCACCGGCGTGCTCTCAGAATATCCCTACGCGCTCGGGCCGCCGGACAATCGATACTATTGGACGGTGCACGTTCAAAATGCGCGCCTCTCGTGGTTCCGGTGCGGCAGCGGACAATGCGGCGTCGATCCTCACTTGCGCATCGGTCTTGCGACCGATCTCGAGTGTTTGTTGAACAGATGGAAACCGGGGCACACGCAAATCATCTTCGACTATGCCAATCTTGAGAACGGCGGGCCGATGGCCGGGACGCCATGAGAGGGCAACATGAAATACAATCAGCCGTACGGCGTCACTGATCCAAACGCGCCATACATCAACGGCGATCCGAGCGTCGGCCAGGCCGGCAGCATCCCGCCGGCGGCCTCGATCGAATATCCGCAACGCGAGATCGTGAATTTTCTCACGGACTCGGGCCTCACGCCGACGAACAGCGATTTGCATCAACTGGCAAAGTCCGTGCAGATCGGCACCGTCATGTATGGCATCGACGTCGGACCGGTGAACGCCGTCGCGATCACACTGTCGCCGGCGCTCGTGTCTTATGTCGACGGCCAGGTCTTTCGCGTCAAAATATCGAACAGCAACACGGGGCCGGCAACGTTCAATGCGGGCCCGGGCCCGGTGAACATCGTACGCCGCGGCGGCGCCGTCCTGCAGGCCGGCGACCTTCCAAAAGATTACATGACGTTTTTGAGTTACAACGCGCTCCACAACAACGTCGAGCTCTACGGCGCATCGTTTGCGCCGGCGACCTTCGTGCCGATCCTCGGCGCAAATAGCAATCTCTATGCGAACGGCACCACCGGCGACGACACGCTGTATGACGGCACATCGGCGACGATCAGCGGCGCGCACGGGCCGTTCAAAACGATCAATCGCGCGATCACCGAGACGTTCAAATATGGACCGTCCGTCTACACGATGACGATCAATATCTCGGCGGGGACCTATC